ATTACTGATCCTAATGGTATGAAGTATTTTGAGGATCTTGACGTTTCTGTCAATACTCCTTATATTACATATATTTGGGGTAGAATTATTTCTACAACTCAAAAGATTGAGCATCAAGTAGAAACTGCTTGGGGTGCTCCGCAGGTTGAGTATACTACTCGTACTCTTCGTATGTGGCAGATTGATGGTTGCTCGCCTGAGTCTTATCCGTTTGACGATGAGAGCACAATTACTGCGGCCGAGTATCGTCAAGGCCTACAGAATCGTGAGCAGCAGAAGGCTGATGCAAAGGCTCGTGCTGAGAGTCGTAATGGTCAGTCCAGTGCTTTTAGTTCAGAGCCGACTCCCCTTGATGCTCCTTCCGCAACTCCTGCGGCTGCTAATGTATCTAGCTTCCGTTTCTAGGAGGTAATATATGGCAATTGATATTTTCGCAATTAAACCGCATGAGGTTAGTCGTGACCTTTGCGGATATACTGTGCTTCTATATGGTCAGCCAAAAACTGGTAAGACCACAACTGCGGCACAGTTTCCGCAGGCTCTTCTTTGTGCCTTTGAGACTGGCTATCTAGCTATTCCAGGCGTTATGGCTCAACCTGTTAATAAATGGTCTGAGTTTAAGCAAATTCTTAAACAGCTTGATACAGATCAAGCTCATCAACAATTTAAAAATATTATTGTTGATACTGTAGATATTGCATATGATCTTTGTGAGAAGTATATTTGCAATCAAAATGGAGTTTCTTCGGTAGGCGATCTTCCATTTGGTAAGGGATATAATCTTGCAAAGAAGGAATTTGATGAAGCTCTCCGCAAGATTCCTCAAATGGGATATGGTCTTGTAATGATTTCTCACGCGCAAGATAAGACTTTTAAAGATGAAAATGGTGAAGAGTATCAGCAAATTGTTCCTACTCTAGCCAATCAGCCGCGTCTTGTTGTTGATCGTATGAGTGATATTATTGGATATGCCCATCCTTTCCAAGAGGAAGATGGAACTGTTCATACTACTCTATTTATGCGCGGCACCCCTCGATTTGTTGCAGGATCTAGATTTAAGTATACGCCTGACAGCATTGATTTTAGTTATGATAATCTTGTCAATGCAATTGGCGATGCAATTGATCGTCAAGCAAAAGATTATAATGGTCAATATGTAACAGATGCGCCTACAACCGCTCATGCGGCCGAGCCTGAACTTGATTTTGATGATCTAATGAATCAGTTTAATACTCTAATTTCTAAGATTCAAAATGCTACAGGTGGTTCATTTGGAACAACTTGGGCGCCTCGCATTGTAGCTATTACTGATAAGTATCTTGGTAAGGGAAAACGAGTAGCTGAAATGTCTCGTGATCAAGTTGAGCAGCTTGTTCTTATTGTTGATGATCTAACTGAAGCTGTCGGCAATGGACTATAATAATGTAACACGTCCTTCACATTATTGTGAAGGGCGTTCTTTTGAGCCAATTGATGTTATCAATGATTGAGATTTAAATTTTAATCTTGGTAATGTTGTAAAATATATTTCAAGAGCAGGTCGAAAAAACGATATGCTCGAAGATTTAAAAAAAGCTAGTTTTTATTTGAATTATGAAATAAATAGACTAGAAACAATGGAGTAATGGCGTAATGGTATCGCAGAGGATTGCTAATCCTTCCTACTTGCATAAAGTAGTCTCAGTTCGATTCTGAGTTACTCCGCCAGATAATTTTTCAACCCGGTTAAGTTTAACTTAGCCGGGTTTTTGTTATTGACAAAAACAAAAAAATATATTATAATATTTATAGATATAATTGTGTCTATAAAGAAGGTGAAATAAATGGCTCATTGGGTAAAATGTTTATTTTGTGGAAAAATGTTTGATGCAGATAATGAAGAATATGTTATGCCCAATTCCCGCAGATATGCACATAAAATTTGTGCAGAAAACCATGTAGATTATAAAAGTAAAATACATATTTTTATGAAAGAAAAATTAAATTCTCAATATAGTTATACAAAAATTGAGAATCAAATTAAAAAAATAAAAACACAAGATAAAATTGATGATAAAATTATTTATGAAACATTGATTTATTGGTATAATATTTTAGGGAATTCCACAGAAAAAGCAAATGGTGGAATAGGTATTGTTCCTTATGTTTATAATCAATATTTAAAGTGGGCAGAAGAACAAGAGAACAATTCTAAAATTAATAAAAATAAACGAATTTCTGATTATGTGAATAAGAATCCAAGAGTAGTAGAAGGAGTAATAACTCCTCTTAAAAAACCTCGTCATGTAAAATATTATGAATTAGATTAGGAGGGATTATTTGAATAATGCAAAATATGCAGATACACCTGCTCTAGTGCAAATATTAGGTTGCATTACTGCAAATATTACCCTCTTGGATGATGAGGGAAAATATAATCTTACCGCAGACGATTTTCCTAAAGAATTTCATAAAATTGTATTTTCAGCAATTTCTAATCTTCATACAATGGGAACTCGTCAAATTAATGTTCAAGCAATTGATCAATATCTTCAAAGTAGGCCAGTAAGTTATGCGACCTATAAAGCAAATGATGGTGCAAGATTTTTAAAAACAGCAGAAGAAAATGCTGATTTAGCAAATTTTGATTATTATTATGAAGTAACTAAAAAGTTTACTCTATTAAGAGAATATGCAAATATTGGATACGATGTATCTTGGATATATGATCCAGATGAATTAAACCAAGAGGTTAGAGAAAGAAAAACTCAATATTTTAATAGTTTATCTTTAGTAGAAATTGCAGACTTAATTGATGAAAAAATTGATCGAGTGCGGGCAACATACGTAGATGGATCAACAGATGAAACAGTGAGTGCTAGTGATGGCATTGAAGAAATGTTTAATCAATTACTTGAACATCCGAATGTTGGTCAACCTCTTTATGGAAAACTTGTTAATACAGTAACGCGAGGTATGAGATTAGGATGTTTTTATCTGCGGTCAGCCGCAACTGGCGTTGGTAAGACCCGCAGTTTAATTGCGGATATGTGTAATTGTGCTTGTGATGAAATTTATAATGGAACAGAATGGGTTGATAATGGCCCGTCTCTACCTGCGCTTTTTATTAGTACAGAGCTCGAGCTCGAGGAACTTCAAACACAAATGATTGCGTTCATTTCTGGTGTAGATGAATATTTTATTTTAAATCGAATTTTAGAATTTGAAGAATTAGAGCGAGTTAAAAGAGCAATTCAAGTTATTAAAAGAATGCCACTATATGTAGAAATAATTCCAGATTTTAATTTGAAAGATATTGAGAATTGTATTAAAAGAGCAATTAGATTATATGGAGTTCAATATATAGCATTAGATTATATTCATACGTCAATGAAAATTCTTGAAGAAATTACTCGTCGTTCTGGCGGAGTAAAATTAAGAGAAGATAATATTTTGTTCTTACTTAGTGTTAAATTAAAAGATATTGCAACTCAATATAATGTTTTTATTATTTCTGCAACGCAGTTAAATCAAGATTGGAAATCTTCTGACATGCCCGATCAAAATTTGTTACGAGGAGCAAAATCAATTGCAGATAAATGTGATTGGGGCGCAGTAATGTTGGATGTAACTCCAGAAGATTTAGAAAAATTAGATACGATTCTTGAAGATGGAATGACTCGGCCAAATCTTAAAATGTCTATTTATAAGAATCGTAGAGGTAGATATACAAAATGTTATCTTTGGATGTATGCAGATAAAGGAACATGTCGTTTTGATGGTTTGTTTTTAACAGACTGGAATTATGAATTAATTTCAATTGATGATATTACAATTAAAATGAGATAGGAGGCGATAATGAGTTGGGACAAAGAAGAAGTTAAAGAACATATAGAATTAGAAGATGTATATAATTTACTTGATTATTTTGATGCAGAACCAGAAATGTTTTCCAATTATATTATCGCCCGCACAGTTTGTCATGGAGGAGATTCTAGAAAACTTTATTATTATGAGAATACTGCACTTTTTAATTGTTTTACTCATTGTGGTAGTTTTGATATTTTTGAATTAGTTCAAAAAATTCAAGATATGGATGATTTAAATGCTGCGGTTTCTTTCGTTGTTAATTTTTTTAATTTACAAAGTAAATTAAAAAGTAATGAAGATTTTGATTTAGAAGATTATAAGATATTATCTAATTTTTCTAAATTAAATGAAATTGTAGGATATAATAAGCAAAAAATTTCTTTACCTGAATTAAATAATTATATCAAGTATTATCCTTCTCCTGTTATTCTTCCTTGGACCAGAGAAGGTATTTCTTCTGAGATATGTGATTTTATGGGAATTAAATATGATCCTGTTAATGGTTCAGTATTAATTCCGCATTTAGATGAAGATTCAAGATTAGTAGGTATACGTCAACGTACATTAGTCCAAGAGAATGAAGTATATGGTAAATACAGGCCTGCCCGCATACAGGGGCATTTGTGCAATCATCCACTTGCTTTTAATCTATATGGTTTAAATATCGCTAAAAATAATATTAAAGCAATGGAAACAGCGATTGTAGTTGAAAGTGAAAAATCTGTTTTACAATATATGTCTTACTTTGGTACAAAAAGTAATATATGTGTAGCAGTTTGCGGCAGTTCAATTTCTAGGTATCAATTTCAACTACTCTTGGATGCGGGAGTTAAAGAAATTGTATTAGGATTTGATAAAGATTTTAATGAAATGTATACAGAAGATTATAATAAAACAGTAAGTAA